CGAGCGAGCTCTTGGTTCCGTTCTTGGCTGTCCAGGTTTATCCCGAACAGCCGAAGGCGGTCACGAAGCACGCTTTCGATACCAAGTTGAAGGTAAACGTTACCCTCTGGTTCAACTGCGATGGGGCGATCTTTCGTCCCATCCTTTGGTACGGTGGTTACACGGTTATAGTTGCAGGGTACGATTACTCGTCCCCAGAAACTAGACCAATCTAGGATGCACCACATCGGTATATTATTCCGACGACGGTAGGAGTCTTCTAAGGCTCCCATCCAACGATGGTCCAACTGTATAACGGACCTAAGCAAGTCCTGGGCTCCAGCATTCACACGATAGGGCCAGTCAGCGTACTTAAAGTACGTCGACTGGTGCTCCCTAGTGATGTGAACAGTTGAGCCTGGGCCATGCCTAGCGCGGTGTGCAATGTCTTCAAGCCCTGGAACCGTCCCAGCTATTCGCCGGAACTGCGTTCGAGCCTCCAAAAACACCGGATCATCTCTATGAACTTTAACCTTGGACAGACTTTCATCTGTCTGGATAACGTTCCGAATACACGCCTCCTTCCTTGCGGAAGACGACGCCGTTTCAAGAGTTAGATCCTTCTTGCACATATAAGCCAGAAGCAGGCGGCCGGCTAACGCCGAGCCCCTACCATTAAGGGTCTTGCTCTGCAGACCCATTAATTCCCGGAGTTGGTGGTAGCTAGTAGGTTGCCGATTTCGCAGCAACCCGTCTAGCATATCACTTTCCTCCGGACTTCCGGCTGAGCAGTATTTCCGCAACAAGCCTAAGAGTTCCCAGGAGAAGTCTCCCGGTAACCGCCTTAAACTTGGAAACGGAACGACGCGACGGGCCGATTTTCTCGGCTTGATGCGGTGCCTCATTGGGCTTGGTTGGGTCGTTAGACTTCACCGAGCTCGTTGAGTTTACCGCAAATATCGTCGCGATCAACAATCGCAACGACATGCTGCCGCAAGGCAAGCAACGTCGCAGTCGGAGTGCCGACAGGAACGGAGAACGTCACCTCGATGATAATCGGGGTTACGATGTTTCCACTCCCTTCAGCATTTGGTACTGCCACATCACGCGTGAACTTGACCGCCGTTTTCGTCGAACCCAGGAATAGTCCTGAGCGCTTCGGATACGTGCGATAGAAGTTCAGCGTGTTTCTGAGTGCAGGTGTATGAGCATCCGTTGCGCCGAAGTAGATACTACGGCCCACCGGGTCCTCAATCCTGTTGAAGACCTTGTTGACAAGGCTTGCATTATTCGCAACATCAACCGCGAGGGTGATTTGATCAGCTTGCATGGTATTATTTAATTTTACCTTTGTTGGCTATCGTCCCTGCTAACGCCTTCCGATATTAGATATCGTTTGGGTTAGCAGAGATGCGAGATCTGTAAACTTCTCCCAATTCAGTTTTACTTTGAACTGGGGGAGAGCAGACAGACTCAGATCAGGTTCACGTTTAACGGTACGGATCCGTTCTATACATCCATAGGTTGAGGCATATTGCCCCACATACTGATAGCCGCCGGAGGAGTAATTCCTCCCTTGACGGTGAACAGCATAATAACCTATAGCG